AGCTGTAACTTTAGATGCAGATAAAGGAATTGCTGCATGGACAGGTTTTGATCTCGATAATGATACTAATAATGATATATTAAGAGGTTTAGTTGTTCATAATTCAGCATTGTATTACGCTGCTTCAAGATCAGCTAGAGTTCAAAAATCATATCAACATAGATATCTTTCTGATATGCTAACTGTAGATTCTATCTATGGTTGTGCAGTAAGATGTTCAAATGTTGCAGGTGATAGAAGAATAATCGCTTTAACTAAAAATGTATAATTAGAATAAGCTAAATAAAATTAAGGGGAACTTTTGTTCCCCTTTTTTTTATAGTTTTTATTCTTTCTGATGTTATAAATTAAATAAAATTATTTTATATATTTTTATAATTTTAGAGTATGTAATTAAGAGAAAAGGAAAATATGAGTTTAATAGAATCAGTTAAAGAATCAGAAGGTTTTAGGGATAAAGTATATAAATGCACAGAAGGATTTGATACTATTGGTTATGGGTTTGCTATTAAAGATTTAGTATTAGATGAAGATATATGCGATATGATATTAGAGCGAAAACTAATAAAGCTTATTGACAAAGCAGATAAAAAGTTTCCTTTTCTAAGAGGATTGCCATTAGATAAATCTGAAGTTATTTATGAGATGTGTTATCAGATGGGTGTATCAGGTGTTTCTAAATTTAAAAATATGTTAAAAGCTTTAGAAAACGAAGATTATGATAAGGCTTCTGTAGAGATGCTCGATAGTCTTTGGGCGAAGCAGACACCAAATCGTGCCTTAAAGTTAAGCAATATTATGAAAAAATAGGAGGTATTATGCCAAAAGGAAAAGGGACATACGGAAAACGGAAGGGTAGACCACCTAAAAAGAAAAAGAAAATAAAATAAGTAAAGTGAAGAATACTGAAAAACATAGACAATGGTTAATGAATACTCTTACTATGCTTACAGCAGATATAAGACATATAAAAGAAAAGGTAGACAAAAATGAACAACATCTTTCTAACCTTAATGGCAGGGTTCGTGAAAACCAAAATGAGATTAGCTTTATTAAAGGTGCAGGTAGTTTTGTTAGTATTCTTGTTGGTATTTTTATTGCTTTTTTAACAAAAAATAGGTAAACTTAACATATGAGCAAAGTCTTAAAAAGAGCTATCGTAACACCAGATAAGCACTTTCCTCTGCATTCTCAACCAGCTATTAATTGTGTCAAAAAAACTATCGAAATAATTAAACCAAATCTTTATATTGATTTAGGTGATACAGGTGAATGGGAAAACTTTTCGCATTGGAAGTGGAAAAGAAAAAAGAAGCCACCTTTAGAGGTTATTATTCCAACATTAAATCAAGATGTTAAAGATGTTAATGAGGGTATGGATCAAATTGATGAATCACTTGATAAAGTAGGATGCAAAACAAAACATTTTATACAAGGTAATCATGAATTATGGTTGGATCAATTTGTAGATGAGCATCCATATTTACCTCAATACAAAGCACAAAATTGTTTAAATCTCAAAGATCGTGGTTATAAATATCATAAGTGTGGAAAGTTTTTAAAAGTAGGCAAACTTAATTTTTATCATGGTCATTTGTATGGTGGTCAATATCATACTGCAAATCATTTAAGAAAATTAGGTGCTAATGTTATGTATGGTCATTGGCATGATATTCAACAAATGAGTGCAACACATATAGATGGTCAAAAATCTGCTTGGAGTATAGGATGTTTAAAAGATATGACTAGAGAAAGTAATGAATGGTTGGGTGGTAGAGGTCATAATTGGTCACATGGTTTTGCTATTGTAGACTTTTTCCAAAAAGGATTTTTTACAGTTCATTTGATGCAAATAATTAATGGTGTTACTAGTTTATATGGAGAAAAGATAGATGGCAATGTCTAAAGAAGAAATAGAGAGAATTAAAAAGAAACGAGCTGCAGATAGAAGGTTGATGATAGATAAACTTCGATTTTGGGTTGGAGTTTTTTCTGTTCCGACTATACTTATAATGGCTTGTATGCTTATTGCTGCAGCTTATTATTTAGGAGAAAGCCAACTCGCTGTTGTGACTGGTCTGATTTCAACAATTACACTTGGATTAATAAATGTATTAACATCTATGGTATCCCCTCCTCCACCTGAAGATCCCCTTGCTACTGTTGCTAAAGATTTAGTTCATCATCTTCAAGAGAATAATAAGTCTGCTGAAATACAAATGGATAAAAATCATATTAAAATTGGTGGCAATGGTATGAAAGTAGCTACAAGTAATGACAAAGATTTGGTTTGGGGAAATGATAAACCTCCTAAAAAAGGCAAGAAATAATGTTATTTACAACTTGGGTTATAGTAGTTTCATTAGGTGTGGGACTTGGAGAATATTTTAATTGTAAATACCCTAGAGTAGAAGAAGGTTATAGTAGCGAAGGTTTTGTTTGCAATTGGGAAGATGATGATTTTTATAAAGAGGATGGTAAGTGGGTACTTACTCAATCTGACTCTACAGATAATTGCTTTGAAGAAAAAGCAAGAAAGAAATATTGGGATAAAAAATGATGGATTTCATATTAGCATTTATAAAGTCTATTTTTATAACTATACCTATAATGATTATATGGATAGCGATTAAAATTAAATGGAAAGAATGGCAACAAAACAGATTGGAAAAAGATTAGATTTATGATAAATTATCTTAAATGGAATCAGACTAAAATGCCAGATTTGGTGTTTTATTCAGGTAAAAAAATTTATAAATATAATTTAGTATGGAGAAAAGATGAACCTAAAAAAAATAGATAATTTTTTAGAAAAAGCAGGTGTTGATATTGATGATATAAAAGATGACTTTGAAGCAGTAATGCAAGAGCAAGTAAAAGAAATCAAAGAAGAAGTTAGTTTAAGTCTTAAAGATAAAATTTTATATTACATTGATGATGAAAAGGGTAAAAAAGAAATAGTAGATAAAGTAAATAAAGCTATTGATATTCCTTTGCTAACAGAATCAATGGAAGAAAAAATATTTACAGCTTTTTTCAATGCATTAGGTGGTGCAATTAAAAAGGTTTTAAATAAAGTTTTATAATGCCAAATCTTTTTATAGAAAATCCATTAGACCACAATGCAAAGCCTGTTAAGGTTGATGATAAGTCTTTGCCTTTAAATGTTTCTGATGGTAAAATAGTTTATCCTAAAACACCAACAGATAATTACGAAATAGCTAATAAAAAGTATGTAGATGATAATGCAGGTGGTGGTGGAATATCAGTAGATAAATTCTTTTACACATCTTCATTTTATCATGGTGGTGCAAATCTTGAATATATACCATTGGCAGGAGGTTCTACAGGAGAAGTGTCAAGTTTACAAGATTACACAGTAGATGATAGTAATTTTATTTGTCCTTACGACCTTAAAATAACCACAATATATGTACAAGCTACAAGAGCAAGTAGTTCAAGTGCTATTGCAGGTAATACAAATATGAGATTGTATAAAGATGGTTCAGCATTGTCGAATGTGGTAACAGTAAATATGTCTACAATAGGCTACGATAATAATGCAGATACATATACAGTATACACTTTCGATTTTAGTAGCGAAACAAATACATATTCAGCAGGTGATATACTTCAAATTTCTATTGATCCAACACTTGCAATATTTTATGTAACTGTAACAGTAGTAGGAGAATATACATAATGAGTTTAACAAATAAAACAATAGCCAATAGTTATAAAGATTTATTACAAATAGATAATAGTAACAATGGTATTAATACTGTAGCAGCGAGAAGAATAAAAGACGGTGATGGTGCAAGATCAGCTTTAAAAATTAGTGATGATGAGATTATAGTTCATCCAAACAATGATAATACGAATCAAAATTTTAGGGTAAATAATGTTGCAGGAACATCAAAATTTGAAGTTAGGTGTTCTACTGACGATGTGAAAGCACTAGGTCAATATGTAAATACAGGGGTTCAAAGTTTTGGAGTAGGTTCAGTAAATGCAGTCCCTGCATCTGCTAATACTTGGACTATGATTGGTAAAGAAATGGGTAGTCATAGATTTAATACAGTACCTATAACTATGGGGACAGGTAGTACACCTGCGACTACATATGATGTATCAGGTGGTAATGTTGCTATGAATCTTGTTCAATGTATTTGGTATGTACCATTTAATATAACTATTGATTCTTGCAATGTTTGGTTTGGGCAAGATTCAAATTCAGGAGATGTAGTTAAATTTTCGGTAATGGGCTACTCGATTGATACTGGAAACGGTGGTACTGGTGGAGATTTAAGTGGTGGCGTTGAACATTGTGTATCTCCATCAACAATAACAGGAACTGGATATAAAACAGCTTATAACCAAGATTTAACAGTAAGTACAGCAAATGTAGACGCAGGGAAAGCGATAGTAGCTTGTGTGCATCAAGATGGGACAAATGCTGATTTAACAATTAATATGCAATTAGTATATCATTTAAGGAGTACATAGAATGG